AAAAGGGACATTGCAGCAAAGGTGTCCAGGGGCATTTCATCCGGGATGTCTTATGAACAAGTGGCGCAACAGATACGTCATAAGATGGTGGGTACATACAACACAAACGGTGGAGCACTTGCAAGGGCAATGACCATTGCAAGGACAGAATCACACAGGATTCAATGTCAGGCCACTTCAGATGCCCAGTACAAGGCAAAGGAAAAGGGTGCTGATGTACTGAAGCAATGGGATGCTGCACTTGATGGTGCCACAAGACCAAATCACAGGAAGTTGGATGGACAAATCAGGGAACTGGATGAACCATTTGAAGTGGCAGGAATGAAAGCCATGTTTCCGGGTGATTTTGGCAAGGCATCAGAAGATTGCAATTGCCGGTGTGCAATACTGCAAAGGGCAAGATGGGCACTTGATGAAGAAGAACTGGAAGAACTGAAAGAACGTGCTGAATATTATGGCTTGGATAAGTCAAAAGACTTTGAGGATTTCCAAAAGAAGTATATGAAAGCATCAGAGCAGGTCCGAGATAGCGGACAAAAGATGAATGATGAAGATATACTTGAAAACTTAGAAAAGCAATTCAGCGACTTGACAGAAGGATATTCCTATGACGATTTTATAAATGATTTCGGCACTATTGAGGATGGCTTTGAAGGTTCTAGTGATGCAGAAATTGCAAAAGCTAAAAAGCTATCTGATAGAATAAAATCGTTAAGAAGTGAATTGAATAACGGCAAAGCAAGTGTTGATAATACAGTTCACACAAAGCAGGAATCAATTAAAATACTTCAAAACTTAGGAATAGATTTCAAGGATAATTCATCAGGTTCTATTTCTGATGAAACATTAAGCAATTTTGCAGATTTTATTGCAAACTTTGAAAGTAGTCATAGTGGCTATTTTAACATGAACGACTTACAACTAAAGTCAATTTCTATTGTTGATGATTTAATAGAAAATGGTAAAACGGTAGGCGGTGCATATTATAGTGATTCGCAATCTATTAGACTTATGAAAAAAGCAATAGAAACAATGCCAACTTCAAAATTGATTACCTATTCAAAGTCGGATGATTACAGAATGCATTTTCTTGCCCATGAATATGGCCATTATATAGCTGATTCTTTGGACAAAAATCTATCAATAACAGATTATGATGTTGTTCAAAATGCTTTGCTTAGATATTTTGAAGATGATATATTTAAGGCTAAACCAAGCAATTTGGTAGATGCATTAGGTTCATATGGTAGTAAAAATGCACGTGAAGCATTTGCAGAAGCATTTGCAGAAGCATACACAAGCAAAGAGCCTAGAAAGTTTGCAAGAATATTCAAAGAAGAACTGGAAAAGGTTATTGAAAAAAATGGCAAAAATGGTATAATAAAAGTAGGAGATGGGATGCCATTAGACCTACAATTATTTGCTGAAGCAGATATCAAAAACCAAAGTTCTAATTCCCTAAAAAGGGCAATGAGAAAGTACGAATCAAAGATATCTGAACATGAAGCCAAGATAAAAGATCCGGCTGCTTATGTTCCTGATTGGGAAACCAAGGATGTAAGGGAACAAACAGGCCTTATAAGACATTGGCAAAAAGAAATCCGCAACTTTGAACAATCAATCAATGACAGAATTGATGAATTGAAGGAAAGAGGTGATTATGATGAATGAATTGGGTAATGAATCCATGAAGTTCATTTTGTCAAGGGTATTGGAAAATGCTAATGATACCATTGAAGAACTGAATGAAAATAAGGATGATGATTTTTACAAAGGCAAAAGGTTGGCTTATTATGAAGTGTTAGACACAATAAAAAGTGAACTGGAAGCAAGGGGGCAGGATTTGAAAGAATTTGGCCTTGATATTGATTTGGAAAAGGAATTTTTAAAGTAAGAAAGCACTTTGCAGAATAAGCAGGGTGCTTTTTTAGTGCGTAAATTTAATAATTGATGTTTTAAGGGCATTATTTGTGAACAATCCGCAAATATGCCCTTTTAATATGTCAAAAATCAAGAAAGGGGTGCAAACCATGAAAGAGAGATTACAGAAGTTATTGGCTGTGAAATCCATTGTCACAATAGCATTGACATGTGTGTTCTGCTATTTAGCAATAGTCGGGCAGCTTGGCACAGAGTTCCTGACAATTTACACAACAATCATTGCATTCTACTTTGGAACACAGGCAACAAAGGACAGAATCACAAAAGAAGGGGGTGAAACATAGTGGAAATGAAAGTGATTGATGTATCTAAACATCAGGGCAAAATTGACTGGGAAAAGGTAAAGGACCACATTGATGGTGTAATTATCCGCTGTGGCTATGGATCAGATATCAGAAGTCAGGATGATGTGAGATTCAAAGAGAATGTGGAAGCCTGTATCAAGTATGGCATTCCGTTTGGTGTGTATCTTTATTCATACGCAAAATCAATTGCAAGCGCAAAGAGTGAAGCACTGCATGTTCTTAGGCTGTTAGCACCTTACAAAGACAAGCTTTCCTTCCCTGTCTATCTTGATTTGGAAGAACATGGCACATCAAAAGGTGCAGTAGAAAGGGCACTTGTATTTGGTGATCTGATTGAAGAAGAAGGATATTGGTGCGGTATATACGCAAATCAGTCTTGGTGGCGCACATACCTGAAGGATAGCCTTGACCGCTTCACCAAGTGGGTTGCCAAGTACGACGCAGAGAAGCCAACAGGCATCAGTGGAACATATGACATATGGCAGTATTCAAGCAAGGGTTCCGTTCCCGGAATCAATGGCCCTGTTGACATGAATATCTGTTACAGAGATTTACCGGGTGAAATCAAAGGAACAGCAAAAGCACCGACACCAAAACCGGTGAAAAAGTCAAATGAAGAACTTGCAAAGGAAGTTCTTGCAGGAAAATGGGGTGTAGGTGTTGAGCGTAAGAACAGATTGACGGAAGCCGGATATGATTATGCAGCAATTCAGGCCATTGTCAATGACATGTTGCAGGATGATGATGAAGTGAAATATCACATAGTGCAGCCGGGTGAAGTTCTTTCAGAGATTGCAGAACAGTATGGTACCACATATCAGGCACTTGCCAAATTGAATGGCATTGCCAATCCCAACAGAATATATGTTGGGCAGAAAATCAGAATCAAATAATCAGGCAGTTATCCAATAGGGTGGCTGCCTTTTATTATGCCCAAATATCCCTTATGGCATCAAAACTGTGGGAAATAAGCCCTGATGCAAGGCTTTTAAAATGCATCTTGTCACAGCGGTGAAACCGCACATAAAAACACAGACAACGAAAGGAAAATGGTATGGAATTTTTAAGAGAAATCTTAGGTGAAGAACTTTTCAATCAGGTGGCTGAAAGGGTAAATGCACACAATGGCAATGAAGCCAATAGGGAAAATCAGATTAAGATTGGAAACCTTGGCAAAGGTGAGTATGTCAGCACCGGCAAATACAACGCATTGCAGGAAGCCTTGAATGGCAAGGATGCAGAAATCACGAATGCAAACAATTTGATTGCAGAACTGAAGAAAGCATCCAAGGGAAATGAGGAAATGCAGCAGAAATTCACTGAATATGAAGCTGAAAACGCAAAACTTCAGGCAGAATTGCAGGAAACAAAGCTGAAAGCAGCCATCAAGGTGGGATTGCTTGCTGCACATTGCAAGGATGTTGATTATGTGACCTATAAGCTTATGGAAAACCTGAAGGAAAAGAATGAAACCTTGGAACTTGATGAAAATGACAACATCAAAGGTTGGGATGCAAGATTGTCCGGCTTGCAGACACAGCTTCCGACACAGTTTGAAGGCAGTGGTGATTCCGGGAAAGACGGATATGTTCCGGTAGAAGGCAAAGGATTGCCCAAACCTTACACGGACAAAGCGGTCACAAAAGAACAGTTCCTGAATATGGGCTATGATGAACGCTTGAAACTGAAACAGGAAAATGAGCAGCTTTATAAGCAGCTTGCAAAAAATTAAAGAAAGAAGGAATGAAAAATGGCAAGAGAAGGTTTATTTGGTGGATTCTATTTTGATGAAGAAGTATTCACAGACATGATGCAGGAAGCAGATTATTGGTCAAATCCCATTGTGGCATCCGGAATCATCCATCAGGATGCTTCTATTATGAATTTGATTGGTTCACAGGGTAATGTGGCAACAATCCCTATGTACAAGCCCTTAAACATCCATGATGAAAACATGGGCGCATTAAACAATGACGGTTTGACAGATAACATTCCGCAGGAAATTGCAGGGGATAAGCAGACATGTATGCTTATTCAGAGAATGAAGGCATTCAAGGCCAAAGATTTCACAAAGGAATTGACAGGTGCTGATCCGCTTGGAAATATCAAGGGCAAGATTCAGAACTACTATTCACAGGTGTGGGAAGATGAAATGATGAACATTGCCAATGCAGTTCTTGCATTGGAAGCATTACAGGACCATGTTCTTGATTTATCTGTCACAAGCGGAACAGTCGGTGAAGCAAATAAAATCAATGATACAACATTGATTGATGCAGAACAGCAGGCCCTTGGTGATATGGCAGGTGACCTTGGTTTGATGGTATTACATTCCAAGATTTATGCCCAGTACAAGAAGATGAAGCTTGTGGAATATGACAAATTCACCATTGGTGATGCTATCAAGAAGGAAGTTATTCTTCCGCATATTGGTGGCAAGATTCCTTTGGTAACGGATTATTACACTGTTGATAATTCCGCAGCAGGATTCCCGGTATTCAAGACATTCTTGTTTGGTGCAGGTGCTTTCCGTTCTGCTGACAAGAAGAACTATGAAAAGCAGTACACAACAAATTATGATCCTGAAAAAGCAGCCGGAACAGAAATGTTCTATACAAAGCAGGGTAAAGTGCTTCATCCTAATGGTATTTCACTTGCAGTTGACAACATTGCAAAGGAATCC